ACGATCTACTACGCGGTATGGATTATCATGTTTTGTTACTAACATTCTTTACTCTCCTTTGTTATACTTGTTATCGAGTTACACAGTAACAGTGTTACGGATGTTCAATGCTTCCAACTGAGCCAGTGCAGCATCTTTCTGAACTTGAGTGGTGAAGCCAGCACCAAAGCGAATTGCACCTTTAGAGAGCAATACATCACCGCGTACAATGGCAACAACCTTAGTGTCAGTAACAGCAGGTACAGTAAATTCATTAGCGTAGCCATTGTTATCTTGAACAATAACACCAGCAGCTACTTGAGAGCCGTCAGAAGCGGTAGGGCTGCAGAGTTTCCATTTACCAGTGGCAGTGACTTTACCAACAACAAAACCAGCGCCATAAGTGGTAGCTGCGGTTTCGTTGACAGTAATACCTTCACGGGCAAAACCTACTTCTTTACCTTCTTCATAAATTGCCAAATTACTTTCGGATGGGGTGGTTTGTGCGACAATAGGCATCTAATATCTCCTTATTTTGTTTTAGCGAATTTCTGTTCGAGCAGACGCTTTGTGCCGCTCACTTCAGCCAAAGGCTTTTCCACTGAATTCTCAGCGTTAATGCCGTGTTCTTTTTCAATCATTTGATCGGCTACTTCTTGCTTCTTTTCCATTGCTGCGATAACATTATCGAAAGCATCGTCTGGCAATGCAGACATGGAAGCAAACAACTGCTCAGATTGCGCATCACCAAATGCAGCTTGCAGCTTTTGTTTACGAGCATTAGCCACAGCAGCTTGCTTTTGCTCTGCCTCTGCTTTAACTTTGTGCTCATACTCTTTCAGCAATGCTTGTTGTTTTTCAACATCAGCCATTAAAGCTGAATACTTTTGTTCAAGGGCTTCATATTTTGTAGCAGCATCATTGGCAAATGCCTCATACTCTGCTTTTAACTGAGCATAATTACCAACATTGGCTTCTGCCCGAACCCCCAAAAACTTATCAAAGATATTCATTGATTCTCCTTTTTGTAGCCCGTTCTCTTGAGCCAACATCTTTTCTGATAAATCACTAATATACTCAGCAAATTCTGTTCTTGTCTGAATCTTATCTGCTAGACCAACACTAACAGCGTCTTCAGACGTAAGCATCATCGCCTTTGTACCAACTACTGCTGCTTCTGTAATACCGCGATATGAAGCAACATGAGAAACAAACTTGCTGTATAAACGATCCACCTTACTTTGGACATCGTTTAGGAAAGCAGGCTTGTATTCGCCATCATTATCTACTGCTACTTTGTTTTCACCAGCATAGATATAGATACGTTTATAACCTTCCATCTTCATTGCTTCAGCGTCATTGATCAATTCAACAACAACGCCAATACTGCCTGTGTAGCTATCAGGGTTTACAATGATCTCATCAGCTGATGCTGATAATGCGTACCCTGCTGATGCAATGTTTCCATCGTTGTAAGCCAACCATGTAACACTGTAATCATCCGCAATCTTACGAAGGTTATCTGATGTCTCCATACACCCGTATGCTTCACCACCACAAGTATCAGTCATGGTGATAACGATCTTTGCCCCATTCTTAGCTAATGCTAGGAATTGTTCTTCAATCATTGTGTAAGAAGCACCACCACACATCATTTCAAAGCCTGTCGGCTTGTAGGTAAGAGCACCTTCAATCTGAATGATGCCTACCTTTGTGTCTGGGTTATAGGAAGATGTTACCGAATCTCGATACTCGTAATCATCTTCATCACTATCTAAACGAACAAGAGGTGCAGACTTATTACCGTCTAACACCTCTAAAATTGCCTCTAAAGCATCAGGCTTAATGAGCAAAGGTTCGGATAGGTATTTTGCTTTTATTCGTTCATACATACCTACTCCTTAATCGTTGTATAAATTAGAAATGGAATTATCCTCCGCACTCACAGTATTAGCAGTACCGTTAAGACCACCTGTGGCTGTGCTGAAACTATCACCACTTCTGCTCTGTGTACCTGCACCACCTGTAAGAATATCTGTTAGCACAGGTTCATCATCTGGATAAGGCGTTGCACCTAAAGTTGTTCTGACAATGTTCATCATCTCTCTATCACGTTCAATCATGCCAGTGGCAGCTAAACGCTGAATAGCTGATGAGAACACTTCGAGGTCTCTCTCATCTAAATCTTGGAAAGAGAATTCAGGATAATCTTCAGAAGTATCCCACCCGTTTACACGGTAGAGTAATGGGATAAGATGGGTGTCTAGTACGTCTTTAATCTCTTTCAGTCTGTATTCAATAGCCATCGCTAGAATAGATGTCTTAGCATCCGCTAACGAGAAACTACCAACACTGTTTTGACCAAGAGAAAGAATGTCAGCGAATAATGCTGTGAGAATCTTCTTATCGTATCGTGCAACAATCTCTGTTGTGTTATACGATCTACTACCTGTTGTTTGCATTAACGAATAGCGGAACATATCTGCTTTCGTCATTTCATCAACCTGTTTTGGTAATACTAGGCCAGCATTCTCATCAACTTGAATACCTGATGCAATGGCCTTAAACATCTCTAACACTTTCTTTTCATCTTCAGAAGCATTAGGGTCTAGGTAATTAGGTGGAATCTCCGCCATGAAGATACCGCGTAAATCACGACCAATACCGATGTTTTCTTTTTCTTCAATATCTACTCGGTAACACCACGGAATGTAGCAAGCCTTAAATGGCGAGTTACCTACTGGATTACCTTTATGTGTGTCTGTATTGAATAGCAGGAAGTTTTCACGAGGGATAAACACTTTATTCAAAGCTAAACGAGAAAGGACTGTAGGATCATAGAACGATTGCTCTACGCCGATTAGCTCTTTACCGTCTTGGCTATATTTCCAGCCGTTGATGACTGTATTCTGTGCCCTAATAGGAAGAGATTTAATCCCTACCCACCCATCGTTATACTTGCTGCCTTTACGTTTCAATCTACGTCTTAATACGATCTCGTGTAATGAGAATCCGTATTCAATCATTGAACTCACTTCTCTGATGAATTGAAACCAACTATGTTCCATATCACCAAGCATTGAGTTAATGATTTCTGCCTTATCTTTTTGATACTGGCCTGCGTCTTTCTTTGGAACTACTTTCCAAGATGGCCTGCCTAGCATCATTCTATAGAGAGACATCGGGGCAGACACTACAGGGTCTTTTTTCATCAATTCCACGATATGGATAAATCTGTGTCCCCGTAAGTCTCTATCTGCTTCTTCAAGAATTAACCCGTTATACTGTCTTAAGCCAACAGCTCCACGCTCAACTGAAAATGGCGCAGGAGAACGCGGCTTTGTGTCATCTACCTCATCAACCATTACCACCTCCAATCTTGTAAAGAAGCATCAGCCCTATACAAGAAAAATAAAACCCCTTAATGCGTAAACACTAAGGGGCAATAACTAAATTATTGAAGCATTATATCATTGACTTCTTATTTAGTCAATTCATCAGGCTTTCCTTATATTCCTAACTTGCTGAAAAGATGGGATTACCATTGATGTAATCTTTGTTGTACGGTTAATGTTATTGAATGCGTCTGCAACTGTATCGACGAGGTCATCGTGAACACCCCTTTTCCGCTCACCCCTGAACGATTCTAGCTCTTCAAGAAAATAACCATTCCAATTTGCCTCAACAATGCAAATATCACCTGCCTCAGCAGTTACAGCAAATGGTAAAAACCTGCTTAATTTACTCTTAGTTGGTACTACAGCACTCTCTCTTGCTGCTGCACCTGTTTCAGCAATCTTTCGTCTAAGGGACATAGCGTAGTTCTTACCAGATACCCCAGGATCACGAGGAATAACAGTGATGCAATCATAGATACCATCCTCATGTGCATACTTGATTACAGCACTCTCTACATCGTGCTGTCTTGCCCTAAACCTATCGACATGAACGATATAGTACTTCCCATCACTACACTTACACATCTTCACCGTGGCTGTGTAGTCTGGGTCTCTATTCGTCTCACTCTCTAGCGTACAAGCGAAGTCCCATGCTCTTACAGTATTCAGGATACGGACATCAGGCGGAATGTCTGGCACTTTCTTAACCCACTCTGCTTTGAAATAGCCATCACCTTCATCGATGGCAAACCAGCTACCAAGTAAAAGGCGATTACGTTCATTTGTTTTCAAGTTTTGAAGGTAAGTAAGGTATTCAGGTCTATTCTTGATAATAAGAGGGTTGTCGTAAATCGTAGCAGGAATAAAACGATAAGACATAGGCTTCACTTCTCTATCTTGCCCGTACTTCTCGATCAATTCCTCTGGTGTGTCTGCTGTTACTACCTTGCCTGCTAAAACGATATACCAGCGGATTGTATTGGCTTTCTCTGGAATTGGAATACCTGAGACATCATCGATATACCAAGACACAAAATCAAGTAACCAACTGCCCTTCATCGGGTTACAAGTAAGGATCATCCTCGATTTATACTTTGAGCTACTACGGTTACGAGAACCAAGATAGGAAAACTGCTCAAAGCTATGGTTCTGTGCTTCATCAAATACAATGACTGAGTATTGACCACCATCAAAGTTAGACACATCGGCATCAGTGCCACACGACATCAATGAGATTGTTGCACCACTCTTGAATGTAAACCTCTTTGGCCTCGCTGTGTATTTTGCACCAAACTTCGGGTATAACTTTTTCATCTCTGACCACAGGCCACCAGATTGTTCTAGCTGTGTGTGGCTTTCACGGATAAACACTGCTTCAAAGTTAGGGCAGTCGATGTATTGCAACATCTTCAACATCGTTGTCATTGTCTTGCCTGAGTTACCAGACACGAATATCTTATTGCTACGCCTCACTAGAAGCAGGCCAGAAGGCACTGTAAAGCAGTATTTCTTTCCGTCCTTACTTTGGTACTCTTGTGGCTTAATATCTCCTCTGAAGCGGATTGTGTCGCTGTTACAGTAGGCATGAACGCGGTAATACTTACCATAGTCTCGGATATGTGTTGCATAGCCAAATGAAGCCATCACAAATTGGTAAATGTCGGCATTCTCTTTATGGTTAGTAACAGCACTGAGGCTGTATTCTGTATTCTCATCTTTACGATTGATAACAGCCATCATAATTTCTTCTGCTTGAGAGGTTGTCATCTTAGCCCACCCTTTGTAGGTGATCTTCTCATCAAGCATTAGCAGTTTGTTTCTTAGATCGTAGAATTGAGACATACCTAATGTCGGCAAGTCTGTATCATCCTCAATCTTGAATGTTGTCTTTACCTTCCCTTTCTGATACAGGCCTTTATTATAAAGCGACAAGACATCACGCATTGTTGTGATACGAAGTTTATCCCACCCTGTACCAGACCAGTAAGGAATACGGTGCTCGATAGACAACACCATATCGTAATTTGTATCTTCTAGCCTGTAAAACTTATCACATGGTAAAACGATGTAATCCTCTGGCTTCACAAATTCAATCTGATGTGTCTGAGGGTTATACTGTGCTACTTCATCACCATCAACGTACTTATCGAATCGCTTCCATCCGTTAGGTGTTAGGTACTCTGTTTCATAATCATAACATCCAGCCCCACCGCCATAGATAATAAGGTCTGTGTCCTGATCGTCCCATAACACCTTCTGAACTGGTGATGTAGGGCCATAAGACGGTGCTACGACCTTTTCTTTCTTCTTGCTAGTCATAACACCTCCTACTTGATTTTAACGTCCTGTAGAGCCTTATACTCTGCAAGATCAATGCGAGACTTGACAATCTCTACAGGGATAGCTAACAACATGCAAACAAATAAGGATGGCAGTAATAATGCTAACAAGGCCACTAGCAGCATAGCCTGTAACACTACTTTGAATGTTTTGAGAATTGCAATATACATATCAATTTCCTTTAGGCAAAATAAAGGGCTACCTATGAAAGGTAGCCGGAATGTTCTTGGTGAATTTTATAACCACTTCTTCTTCT